CGGGTGCTGGCCGGGGTGCGTGGATCGTGGGCAACGAGTCATGGATAAATAACCAGTGTTCATGGTCCAAGGTCCGTTGTCATAGCGATTGCTACGCTGGGGGCTACTCTGTTCAGGTGTTTATGCTTCCCTGGCGGCGAGCGCTAGCTCGTCGACAGTTCCGCCTCCCTCACCAGCGTCCACTCTTCCCGCAGGACGGAAGTGCGCCAGCGTATACGTTCTACCATGCTGGCCATGTCGTCGCCTGCTATATAAGCGTTGCACTTATATATGTCGCCGTTCATGTCTTCCACATACAACGTACCGCTTCGTACCTTGCCGGGCTTCACTTGTGCGACATCGATGTATCGTTCGATGAATGGTACGCATACCGGGTGCGCTACCTCAATAGGATCGCTACTGACCAAGTGTGCAGGAGCATTATCCGTCATGGGTTCGTCGCAGTAGTAACATAAAGCCATATCTATTCTCATTAGTTAAAGACACAACGGACACTCACCGATCATCGTGAAGCGATGATCGCGGACCTCCAAACGTGAACCACGGACCACGAACCAAAAGGCAAAGGGGTACCACGAAACAAGGTTCCAAAACGTTGATGTGAAACAAGGTTCCAATTCCGCGATCCGGGGGAACGGGTGACGATCTAGCAGGATGGGGAGATGATGGCTCAGCGATTCAGAACACGTTTTTAAAAAAATTTTTCTAAAAATTAGCTGGACTAATTCGCGTTCCCCTGTATAACGCTCGTATGGAAAAGGATACAAAGGTGTGTATCCGCTGCAGGGAAGCAAAACCGATAGACGCCTTTCAGAAATACGGCAAGACCAAGCGTAAGAACACGTGTCTGGCGTGCGAGAGTACTCTCTACGAAAAACGCGTAGGTGCAACCTATCAGTCGTACCTAACTAAGCTGTACCAGCAGTCCAAAAGCAAGCGCGTCGGAACGGACGTTACTTTTAGTATCACTCTCGACGAAATCATCGCGCTGTGGGAAGCCCAAAACGGTAGGTGCGCACTGTCGAACGTACCAATGACCCACCACAAGGACGGCCAGGGTCGCAAAGACTTTAATGCTAGTTTGGACCGCGTCGTACCGGAACGTGGCTATATCGCAGGCAATGTCCAACTGGTGTGCGACCGTGCCAACACAATGCGTCATACCCTCTCAATGGACATGTTCTACTGGTGGATCAAGTGCATATACGATCAGTCTTGCGACTAAGTATTAGTTCCGCTAATATCGCCCCATGAGCCAAGTCGAAATGGTTGCGATAGAAGGTTTAAACGAAGCGGCTATCGGCACGGGGCTTCGTGGCGAGGGCAAAGAAGTCTTGGTCTACGACGCGTACAAGGTTTTGGAGTTAGTCACCCATGGCGGGATGGACGTCCAAGACCTTGCGGACTATTTGTTCAGCCTGGGCCTCCATGAACTCGGAGACAACGCACCAATCTTTGTGTTTTTAGATGAAGGAATCAGCGACGACCTTGACGAGTCGAGAACAGGATCACTCAGACTCCTCCACTGAACTGGTCAGCGACCATATAGAGTTCCAGTCCCACATGCCTTTCATGGGTCTGACGCTCAATGACCTAACCGTGCAGCAGGAGAAGCTTGTGATGCTCATGGCCAGCGGGATGACTATCGCCGCTGCAGGTCGTGGTGCCGGTTATTCGAGCTACGCAACGGCACGTGAAGCGTCCAAGCGACCAGCTGTGCAGAAAGCACTCCAGTATTTTCGTGAGCAGATGCGCGAGGAAGTCAAATTCGAGCGTCAAAACGCGCATCTGATGTACATGGAAGCCTATTCATCAGCAGCGAACGCGACGGAGATGAAGAATACAGTCGATTCGCTGGTGAAGTTGCATGGCTTAAGCACGCCAGACAACGCGACGCAGATAAACATCAATCTTAATTCCACCGCCAAGCAGCTAGAACGCCTCTCAGATGAAGAGTTGTTAGAGATTGCCGGTAAGCAAACGGACTATTTGGAGCCAGACAACACTTGATCGACGATATCGCATTGCGGGAGTGTGACAGGTGCGGGAACAAGCACCCTGAGACTCTTTACGCCAGCGAAACGAGCGGTCTGTGTGTTTACTGCGCCGCCGATGACGCTGAAGCCTTGCCCAATCCTGCTGATGCTTCTAGCGAGGCGCTACCTCCAGAGGAGCAAACCGTTGAAGACAAAGCTAGAGCAGAGTTGGCACTCCGCTTCCTCACGCGTAAAAGACTTCTTCCTTTCGTTGAACGATTCAATCCAGACTACTCGGCTGGTTGGGTCCACAAAGACATTTGTCGGCGACTTGAGCAATTCAGTAAAGATGTGGTGGAGAAAAAGTCTCCAAGACTTATGCTCTTTATGCCGCCCCGTCACGGAAAGTCGACCCTGGCGTCGATTGCGTTCCCTGCCTGGCATCTCGGTAGAAACCCTGACCATGAGTTCATCAGTTGCTCTTACTCGGGGTCGCTCGCTATGGGCTTCAGCCGTAAAGTCCGCCAACTCCTCCGCGAAACGTCCTACAAAACAGCGTTTAAAACCCGTCTGGACCCAGATTCGCAATCTGCTGAAGCTTGGCTTACTACTCATGGTGGCGGTTTCGTTGCTGCTGGCGTTGGGGGCGGCATTACTGGGAAGGGCGCTCATGTCTTGGTTATCGACGACCCTGTCAAAAACCGCGAAGATGCTGAGAGCCAGAACAATAGAGACAGCAACTGGGATTGGTATACTAGTACTGCTTATACTCGCCTAGCTCCAGGCGGCGGTGTGCTCGTCATTTTGACGCGCTGGCACGACGACGACCTCGCTGGCCGTCTCCTCAAAGCGTCGACCGAGGGCGGTGATGCGTGGGAAGTGGTCCGTTACCCAGCGATCGCGGAGGAAGATGAGTCGTTCAGGGACGCTGGCGAGGCACTCCACCCAGAGCGCTATGACGTCGAGTCGCTCACACGTATCCAAAAAGCCGTTGGCCCTCGCGATTGGTCAGCGCTATATCAGCAAAACCCCGTAGCAGATGATGGCGACTACTTCAGTCGCGAAATGATTCGTTACTACGACCGCGACGAGGTTGACACAGACCGTATGCGCTTCTACTGCGCGTGGGACTTGGCCATCGGAAAACGGGACAGGAACGACTACACGGTAGGCATGGTCGCTGGCATCGATGAGTACGACCAGCTGTTCATCGTAGATGTGGTCCGTGGACGTTTTGACGGTTTCGAACTGGTTGAGCAGATCCTAGACCTGTACGAGGTCTGGCGACCGTCGATCATAGGCATCGAAAAAGGACACATAGAAATGGCCCTCGGTCCGTTTCTAGAGAAGCGCGTTCGCGAACGTGGCTTACACGAGGCTTACTTCAAAGACTTGAAGACAGGCAGACGCGACAAGGAGGCCCGTGCTCGGGCCATTCAAGGTCGTATGCAGCAAGGGATGGTGTTTCTGCCGAGAGATGAAGTGTTCACCGGCCCGCTGGTCGCTGAGCTGCTTCGCTTCCCCAACGGGGTCCATGACGATCAGGTCGACGCATTGGCGTGGCTTGGCTTAATGATGAGTGAGTTCACGACGTTCCAAGAGAAGGTGGTTCACGAACCGTCTTGGAGGGACCGCCTCCCCAATATGTTTAATACAACACGCGCTAAGTCCGCGATGAGTGCCTAAAGGAGACGCCCCATGAGGCTGCTGGTTATTACGTTTTTGATTCTTGTTTTAGTAGGTTGCGGAGGTGGCGGCGGTGGTTGCTAGATTCTTAGTCGCTGTAGCGTTTTTGCTACACGGGGCGGCTGCAAACGCCGCAGACATTGCGATTGATTTGGAGTGGCTTGCACCGACCGAGAACGTCGACGGTACGCCGCTGACCGATCTGGCCGGGTATCGGGTTTACTGGAAGTTCAGCCCCACCGGCATTTATACGCAGAGCGAGCCGGTTGAAGACCCGCTGGCCACCAATCACACGCTCAACTTGGCGGGCCTGTCGGACCAAGCGGAGATATACGTGGTCATGACCGCCCTCGACTTCGATCAAAATGAATCGGGGTTCTCAAATCAGGTTGCTTTTTTTTTCAACTCCGTCGACGCGCTGGCACCTCAGACACCGGGTCCGGTGACGGGGACGGCACGGGTGCTGGCGTGCGACCCAGGCCAAACGTGCCAGATCCAGTAGGGGAATGTAAGAAACCAGCTTGGTACCAAAGTTTTTTCTAAGACGAGATAGCCCCGCTTGGAGCAGTTTGGGCAACTACAAAAGTGTAAATGCCAATACAAACGAGTAACAGACTATGAAGGCGAAGAAGACAACGAAGCTATCTCCAGACGAAGAGCAAGTCATCGCGCACAACCAATGGGATAGGTATATCCGCGCAAGGGACAACGGTCACCTTGAATACATTGAAATGGCTAAAAAGTGCGATGCGTTCTATCGCGGCGACCAGTGGGACGAGTTCGACGCTGATGCCCTAGAAGCAGAGGGCCGTCCTGCGTTGACCATCAACACGATCCTCCCGACCGTGAACACGGTCCTCGGAGAACAGTCCACGCGCCGTGCAGATATCCGCTTTAAGCCTCGACGGGGCGGCAACGAAGAAGTGGCCGCTACTCTGACGAAGTTGTTCATGCAGATCTCTGAGAACAACAAGCTGGACTGGGTCGAGCAGCAGGTCTTCAGTGATGGTCTGATTATGGATGGCCGTGGGTACTTCGATGTCCGCATGGACTTCTCGGACCACGTTGAAGGTGAGATCCGCATCACGGCCAAAGATCCGTTGGACGTCCTCATCGACCCAGATGCCAAGGAGTACGATCCGAAGTCTTGGAACGAGATTTTCGAAACGAAGTGGATGACACTCGACGAGATCGAAGAGCTGTACGGCAAGAAGAAGGCCGAAGACCTACGGTTCATTGCGGAGAACGGTAACTCATTCGGACGCGACTCCGTCGAGTACGAAGAGAACCGGTACGGTGACCTCGACGCAGAGGACGACTACCTTGGCATGGGCCTGCCCGGTGAGGGTGAGTACCGCAACGTCAAAGCGCTGCGCGTTGTCGAGCGTCAGCACAAGCGGATGTCTCGCGTACTGTGCTTCGTTGACCCCGACACAGGGGACTCTCGCGAGGCTCCCGATGCGTGGTCCGAGGCCAAGGCCAAGAAGTTCGCGAAGCAGTACAGCCTGTCGCTAATCAGTAAGGTTAAGCGGAAGGTTCGCTGGACGGTTACCTGCGACAAGGTCGTCCTCCACGATGACTGGTCGCCATACAACGACTTCACCGTTGTGCCGTATTTCGCGTACTTCCGGCGTGGTCGCCCGTTCGGCATGGTGCGTAACCTGCTTTCCCCCCAGGAGCAGCTGAACAAGATCGCGAGCCAGGAGCTTCACATCGTCAACACCACCGCCAACAGCGGCTGGTTGGTTGAAAGTGGATCGCTGACTGGCATGACGGCTGACGACTTGGAGGAGCACGGCGCGGAGACGGGCCTCGTGCTTGAGTATAACCGAGGGTCAAACCCGCCATCGAAGATTCAGCCGAACCAGATTCCTACTGGTCTCGACCGCATCGCTCAAAAAGCGGCGCTGAACATCAAGACCATCAGTGGGATCAACGACTCAATGCTCGGTTCTGACAGCGCTGAAGTATCGGGCGTCGCTATCCAAGCTAAGCAGAATCGTGGCGCGATCATGATTCAGGTTCCATTGGAGAACTTGAGCAAAGCGCGGCAGTACTTAGCGGAAAAGGTTCTGAATCTGATCCAGACCTTCTACACCGAGCAACGCGTCATTCAGATTACCAACGAAGAAGATCCGCTGAAGCCTCGCGAGCCGATGGTCATCAACGAAATGACGCCCGAAGGCCGGATCGTCAACGATCTAACGCTGGGTGAGTACGACGTCATTGTCGCGTCTGCCCCGGCGCGAGACACATTTGACGAGATTCAGTTCGCTGAAGCGCTCAACCTACGTCAGGTCGGCGTGGCCATCCCAGATGACGCCATCATTGAATACTCGCATTTGGCGCGTAAAGAAGAACTGGCTAAGCGCATCCGCATGCTAACCGGCGTCGAAATGTCGCCTGAGCAGCAGCAGGCCGCAATGATTGAGCAGCAGGTAGCGATGCAGGCAGAACAGCTGGCGATGGCCAAGCTGGAAGCTGAGGTACAGAAGCTACAGTCCGAAGCGGCGGTCAACATCGCCAAGGTACAGGACACCGCTGATGTCGAACCGCAGCTGCGTATGGCTGAACTGCAGGCCAAGCTTGAAATGAAGATGCAGGAACTGCAACTGCGTCGGGAGCTTGCCGATCTCACCAACCAGACGCGGATGACGCAGTCTGAAAATCAGTCAGCCACCCGCATTGCGGCTACAGCGATGCAGGCGGCGGCTAAAAACACAAAACCAATAGGAAATTGACATGAGCGAAAACGCCGACAAAGCAGAAACCGTTGAATTTGAAGCGATGCCCGGTGCTGATATTGATCAGGAGTCAGCAGAAGAAGGCTTCGACCTCAACTTTGGGCTAGGCGAGGAACCAGCTGATGAGACAGAACCCGCTGAAGAACTGGAGGCGAAAGCTGTCGAAGAACAGGAAGCGCCGGTTGCGGAGGAAGCTGAAGACGTTGAAGAGGCTGAAGAGGAACCTGAGCCAGAAGTTGACGACGAAGAGCCACTCCCCTTAGCCGCAGAAGACGAAGCGCCGGTAGTAGAAGCGGAAGCAGAGCCAGAAGCCCAAAAAGTGGTCAAAAAGATCCCGAAGGCGCGTTTCGACGAGGTGTTGACCAAGAACAAGGCGCTGCAAAAGCAGATCGACGACCTGCTTGCGTCGCAAGCGCCTGCTGAAGATGCGCCTGAAGAGTACGACTTTGCTGAAAAAGAGGTCGAATACCAGAATCTGCTGCTTGATGGCGACGCTAAGAAGGCTGCAGAGCTTAGATCGGAGATCCGCCGTGCGGAACGTGCTCAAATTGAGTACGAAATGACACAGCGGATGACCCAAACGGTCAATCAGTCGCAGCAAGCCAACGCTTTGCAGCAGGCTGCAGCGGAGTTGGAAGCGAATTTCCCCGTTTTTGACGCAAAAAGCGACCAGTACAACGAAGGGTACACCCAGGAAGTCATCGATCTGCGCGATGCATTCATCGTCAAGGGCGAAAACCCCGTCTTGGCACTGTCGAAAGCGGCGAAATACGTGATTAACGAATACAGCTTGGTCGATACCGCCGAAGAAACCACCTCTTTGGCCGGTAGCACAGCGCCAAAAGCCCAGCAAACGGACGAGGTGGCCAAAAAACGGGCCGAAGTTAACCGAAAACTGAAGGCTGCAGACGCTCAACCGCCTGAGTTACCGGGCGAAAGCTCCGCAAGTCGTGGCGAGTCGGCGTTTGACCTGAATAGTTTGTCGGAAGAAGAGTTCGATGCCCTTCCTGAGGCGACCTTAAAGCGCCTACGCGGCGATATTCTCTAGCGAGGTTGTAAAAATGCTACGTAAAAAAGACCCACGACTAGCCCGAGCTGGAGTCTCGGGCTACAACAAGCCGAAAAGGACGCCTAATCACCCTAAAAAGTCACACATTGTTGTGGCTAAAGAGGGCGATAAGATCAAAACCATACGTTTTGGTCAGCAAGGAGTGAAAACTAATCAGACAGTGGGCCAGCGCGAGGCTTTTAAGTCACGGCACGCTAGGAATATTGCCAAAGGCAAGATGTCAGCGGCTTATTGGGCCGACAAGGTCAAATGGAGTCCATCAAAAACGAAGTCTTCATCAACTAAGTGGAAGAAAGGAAGTTAGCTATGTTTAAACCATGCGCCAGTTGTAAGTCTAAAACCGCGTGTAGGAAGGCTGGCAAGTGCCTAGCTCGGTCTAAAGCCAGAATGAAGGCTTCGGGACGCAAAAAAGCGTCTAGGTATTGATAAGTATTGCATTTTAGTATTAGTTTGACTAATATCCTATGTAAGTTCGTCCGTCAGCACGATAGTTGGCCGTGTCGTTTACGTTACAAACGTTAAAACCCCGCCTGCAAAGGCGTTAAACCTGCCGAGGTCGCACCTCGTAAATCAGCGCTAGTTCGTCGTCCCACGATACGGGAATACGGATTAGCCGCTCCATTAAGTCGGCTAATGACAGTGGCGTGTGCCACTGAAACTTGTTGTCAATTTATTGGAGGCCATCATGGCACTTACTAATTTCGGCACCCTGACCGGTGACCAGTTGCAGGCGTGGAGCCGCGACTTTTGGCGGGTTGCTCGCAACCAATCCTTCATCAACCAGTTCGCTGGCACTGGCTCCAACGCCATGGTTCAGCGTATCACTGAACTGACCAAGAACCAGAAAGGTACCAAGGCCAACATCACGTTGCTCGCGGACATGACTGGCGACGGTATCACCGGTGATAACACTCTGGAAGGTAACGAAGAAGCACTGCGTGCCTACGACATCACGATCGAACTGGATCAACTGCGTTTTGCAAACCGTATGGCTGGCCGACTGGCTGACCAGAAGACGGTCGTGAACTTCCGTGAGCAGAGCCGTGACGCCCTGGCATATGCCATGGCTGACCGCATCGACCAGCTGGCCTTCCTGACCCTGTCAGGCGTTGCTTACACCAGCAAGAACAACGGTGGTCTGCGTACCACTTCAGCTACTGCTGGCCACGAGTTGGTTGATCTGGAGTTCGCATCAGACGTATCAGCACCTACCGGTGACCGTCACCGTCGAGTAGACGGCAACGACATCGTAGCTGGTGACACGACTGCTCTGGTTGCTACGGATACGCTGGCTTATCGACACATTGTTGCGATAAAGGCATACGCGAAGGATAACTACATTCGTGGAATCCGCGCTGCTGGTAACGAAGAAGTGTTCCACATGTTCGTTACTCCTCAGCAGATGGCTAGCCTGAAGCTCGACTCCGACTTCCTGGCGAACGTTCGTAACGCAGGCGTCCGTGGTCCTAGCAACAGCCTCTTCTCAGGTAGCTCAAGCCTGATGGTTGATGGCGTCATGGTTCACGAGTTCCGACACGTGTTCAACACCTCTGGCGCAACCACTGGTACCTCTTCTAACGCTGGCGCAGCTGGCTATAAGTGGGGTGCTGATGCAGACGTAACTGGCGGTCGTGCACTGTTCTGCGGTGCTCAGGCGCTCGCTATGGCTGACATCGGTCTGCCTGATGTTGTCGAAGACACCTTCGACTACGGCAACCAGTCTGGCATCTCGATCGGAAAGATCTTTGGTCTGCGTAAGCCCGTTTACAACAGCGATGTAAGCGGCTCTAACCAAGACTTCGGCGTGATCGCTCTCGACACTGCCCAGTAAGAGCTTTGGCCCCCTCTTCGGAGGGGGCTTTCGCTTTCATAACTAGAGAGAGTAAGTAAGCACATGTTATCCCGATTGAGAAGGCGTCTAGCAGGCAAAAAGAAGAAGCCCGTAGCCAGCAAAGCCGCGAACCCAAGGACAAACCGTAAGCGCGGAAGCGTCAACACAAAAACCAATCGCAATTACGATGCCGCGCCCGGTACTACGCGCAAAAACCCGCGAGCCATCGCCACTAGCCTGAAGAACGATGTGACTGGCGGCGTTAAAACGAAAGCCGGTACCTACAAGACTTACAAAAAGAAGTCTGCGGCTGCAAAAGACTTTAGAAGTGCTTTCGCTAACGCTAGGAAGAAAGGCTACAAAACCTTTACGTGGAACGGGAAGAAGTACACCACGGAGACGAAGTAGGCACTCATCATGAAGATTGTTAGTGATACCGACTTGTACATATCCACGCTAGGTGGATCGGCTGTTCGCTTAGCGGCAGGCGTACCACGGGAGGTATCGGAAACGATTGGCTTATTGGCCCTTCAGCAAGGCGCTCGTGACTGTAACAAGGCGGCTCCCGAAGAGCCTGTAGCGCCCGAAGAACCCATAGAGCTAGCAGTTACAGAAGAGCTAGAAGTTGTAGAACAAAGTACTGGGGCAGATTCACAGCTTGTCGAGGTGCTAGAGCGCCTTATAGAGCTTGGCAACCCAGAAGATTTTAAAGCTGACGGCACACCGAAAGCCGCAGTAGTTAACCGCGCTGCCGGACGTACGGTTCGTACGGACGAGCGTGAAGTGGCTTGGGAAATAGCCCTCAACTCGTAAGAGGAAAATACTTATGGCAGTCACGGTACAAAGCGTAATAGACCGCGTGCAGACCACACTTCAGGACACCACAGGCGTTCGCTGGCCAGTTGTCGGCGAGTTGGTGCTGTGGATCAACGACGCACAGCGAGAAATTGCTCTGCTAAAACCAGACGCTTCGGCTGCAAACGAGACGATTACTCTCGCCACAGGCACTAAGCAGTCTATCCCCAGCGGCGGTAACCGGTTGTTGCGTGCTGTGCGAAATATGTCAGCCGCTTCAGGTGGCTCTGGCAGGCGGGCCGTTCGACTGGTGTCTCGTGAGGTACTTGACGCTCAAACCCCTGATTGGCACGACCCATCAGTTTCTGGTGATGCTGCTCACACCACTGAGGTAAAGCACTATGTGTACGACGAGCAAAACCCTCGTAATTTCTATGTGTATCCTGGCGTCAGCGGCAGCGCGTACCTAGAGATCATTTACTCAGCGAACCCGGCGGCGGTTACTCAATCAGACGACCTCGAAATCCCTGACATTTATGGCAACGCCGTTATGAACTACGTCCTCTACATGGCTTACATGAAGGACGCCGAGTACGCGGGTAACTCACAGCGTGCTGCTAACCACTACCAGATCTTTACCACATCAGTAACCGGTAAGGGTCAGGTCGATGCAATAACGACACCAAACGTAGAAGCGAGCCGCACCGCGCCAACGACACCGATGGGATAAACAATGGCTACAGCATATGAGTCTTTGCTACCAGAGGTCATCCCAATGGTGCCGGGGTGCCCCGACACGCTGATTGAGTCGAACATTCGTTCGGCGGCTATTGAGTTTTGTGAGAAGTCAGGCGCGTATCAGCTAGAGCTGGACCCAGTAACCACTGTCGCGAACGTTTTCGAGTACGACCTTGAGCCACCCAGCGGCACAGCCGTCCACAAGATTATGTGGGCGGTGCACGATGGGAAAGACCTTGAGCCGATCAGCACGAACTTGCTCGAACAGCGTTTGCCGAAGTGGCGCGACGCAGATCATGCAGGCACCCCGCAATACTTCGTGAAGCCCAGCCAGTCTATTTTTTGGCTCGTGCCGACGCCCGAGGCTACGACGTCCTCTAGCACCGTATTACGCGTTCAGCTGAAGCCCACGTATACGTCTACCGCGTGCGACGACGAAGTCATGTCGGACTATCGCGAAGCGATTATCAATGGAGCTTTGTTCAGGTTGCTTCGGCTTCCTAGCAAGGACTGGACAGATCTAGGAGCCGCACAAGTGTATGGGACTCTGTTTATGCAGGGCATCACCGATGCGGAGCGCCGTGGTAGAGGCGCTGATCAAGGTATAGCTAGGAAGGTGAACTATGGAGGAATCCATTCAACAGTTAATAGCAGGCGAAATAGGTACGGTCGCGGCGGATAAGCCGAGGTTAAGCGATATCCGCGAAGAGTGGTGTTGGGTCAAGGATGGCGTCGAGAAGATTCTTAACGACAACCCGCAGTACACGTACATACCAGAAGATGTGTATGCGGCTTGTGTTAATGAACAAGCGCAGCTTTGGACAACATCGGAAGGCTTTGTAGTTACCTGCGGCGAGTTAGACCAGTTTTCAGGCGACAAGACATGTTTGATTTGGATCGCCTACGCCCATGAGCTTGGTACGAAGTTAGTCGTGAAGCACATGGAGTTTTTTGAGCAGGCCGCTACAGAGGCCGGGTATGACCGACTGGAGGTCAGAACAGCAGTCCCTGAACTGGGTGAATACATCCTTAAACAGGGCTGGAGGCTGGATACAGCCGTGTATTTTAGGGAGCTGTAATGGGAAGTAAGCCGAAAAAATCAAAATATAAGCCGACTAAAGCGGAGCAAGCGTCAGCGTCTGTCGCTTTGGCGGAGTACACCTACTTTAAAGAGAAATACGGCCCGCTTCTCCGCGAGATGCGAGACCAGTCTCTTACTGAAGACACTACGTCTACTCTCCGTGGTCGAGCTAACGCAGACACGATGCAAGCATTGTCGTCGACTCCGCAGTACCAGAACACCCAACAGTTGGGGCGGGCTGGGGACATGGCACAGGCGTACCAGGGCCAGCTTGGGATCGCTAACCAAGCGGGAAAGGACATTCAGAACAAGATGCAGACTAACGTGCTCGGTACCGCACGTGGTCAGGCCGCAGACGCTCAAACAGGTATGGCACAAGCATCTAGGCTGGCTACGTCAGAGGCGTTGACACGGGCGAAGGCTAACCAAGATGTGCGACAAGCGAAAATAAACGCAGCTGTGGACGTAGCCTCTGCGGTAGTCGAAGAAGGTGAGAAGAACAAAGAAGGCGGCGGTACTTTCTTTACGCCGAACGTGAATGCAGGCATACCCGGCGCTGATCGCCGGTTAGCTTCAAGCGCTAGCGAGCGACGCGCTGCCAGCCGTGCACGAGGAGGTTTCTAATGGTAGGTGGTGGTTTAGGCGGTTTGAGCGAACTAGGCGGCGCTGGGGCTATAGACCTCTATGGCCGGTATGGCGGACGCGGCAGTAGCCTCCCTGTCGTGAAAAACCCAGATCAAGTTTACGCAGACATAACACGCGCCGAGTACGACGACTATATTCGTGACTACCGCGACTTTGAAAATCAGACAATTCAAAAAGCGCTCACTGATACTAGCCTTATCGACGCGGCTAGAGAGGACTCGGCGGTCGCCGGTCAACTAGCCGATGACATGGCTAAGCGTAATGCACAGCGGTACGGCGCGGCCCTCACGCCTGCTCAACAGCAGCAGCGTGATTTGATGCTCCAGCGGGCCAACACTCTCGGCGGGATACAGTCAGTAAACGATGCTCGCATCGCACAGAAAGAAGCCAACACCGCGCTTCTCTCCGATTTGATCAATATTGGGCAAGGCGTTAACCGATCATCACAAAGCCAGCTAGGTAGTGCGGCGGCGGATGCTACGGCTCGCAAAAACGCATATGAGCAAGCCAAAGCCGCGTCTAAAGCGCAGACCTACCAGACGGTAGGCGGGTTGGCGTCGTTGGCAATTATGGCGTTCGCATTTTAAAGGGGGCCGAAATGGTTCGTTCAACAGTACTAGACTCAATCGGCGGCATGATGCGAGGCATTGCCGCTGCTCCTGGGCAGCTGCAGCAGACACGTGCTCGTGAGCTAATCAATGAAGAAGCTTATGCGCAGCGCGAGCGGAAAGCCCAGCTGGATCTAATGGATGAGATTGAGGGTATTGATAACTTTCGAGTTGACCCCCTTAGCACCGAGGGGCAGCTGTTCCGCTATAACTTCGAAAGCATCGCAGAAGACGCTCCTGATCTAGCCATAAGCGTGTTGAATTTCGATCCGCGATTTAACGTCGCTACGGACGAGCGAGGCCGCAAGATCCAGACTCAGGTCGATAGCTTTGTGAAGAACGAAGACGGGTCGTACAGCGTTTTGGTGACTCGCCCTGATGGCCGACGCGTCCCGATTACAAAAGGCAGAACGGCTCAGGGTAAAGACGTTGTCGTCAAGCTTAGCCCCGAAGAATTCAACCTGATCGGGTCACGGCGGATTACAGCGATCCGTGGGGCAGACGGCGTGGCGACTTCTACTCGCGATATGGACCTTCTTGCAGACGAGTTAATCGCGGCAGAAACCACAGAGGCTGCTTTGAATACGCCCCTCGCTGACGACCCTGCTGCCATATCTGAGGTAGCACTGCTTATCAACAGAGCGACAGGAGAAGACCTGTACGCGATCGCTAGAGATTTTAATGTTGACCCAGAAGCCGTACGCAAAAATGTAGCAGCCGCGAACCCAGGTGTTACGGACGCGATGTCCACGGAAACGACGTCCACGGAAACAGAAGCAGCAGCACCGGCGGCACGCGGCGCATTTGACTTGAGCACTTTGACCCCCGGTTTATCTTCTACGGAAGCGATCACAGATGCTGTGAATAACGCCACCGAGACTGAATTTGACATTTTCCAACCCTACTTCTCAAAACAGGTGGAAGTCGATCATGTGGCCAAGTTAAAGAAGGAAAAAAAGCGAATTGAAACTCGGCTTGCCGTCCCCCCATCCTCCACTAGCCCCCGTGGCAAACTTCGAGAGGAAGAACGCCGCGAAAAGGCTGAGGCTGATCTTGCCCAGATCAATGCATACCTAAACCACGTAGAGGGTGGCGATACCGAGCCTCCAGTGGCTGAGATCGACCGTCAAGGTGCTCCTTCTGCTTCAGATGAGCAAGGCAGCGTACCGGGTGATTCATTGAACACGGAAGATCAGGTGCGGCAGGCTATTATGGGTGCGATAGCCGAGCCTACTGAAGAACAAGCTGCAGTAATACAGAGGATGCTGCAAAAAGAAGGCGTCACGAAACAAGAAGACCTCCGCAAGCTACCGCCTAAGAAGGTGTACATGGCAGCTTGGCTCGCAGCGTCTCGCCATCCTGGGACATTGGACGAGAGGCTGACGATTGCCAATAAGCTTATGAACTTCGCGCAGACCGGCAACACCACAGTTAGTCCCTATGACGTATCAAAACTGCAGATCGACAAAGACAACGCAGAGCTTAGAGCAGCGGAATTCAGACGTAACGTAATAAACGACTACCGAGGTACCTTGGAGGCAAGCAGTGCTGAAAAGGCAAAGGCACTCGACACGCTGGGAACGTTACGCCGTGAGCTTACAGATGAAGACGGTAATTTCATTGCGCCGACTGGCGAGGCGACTAATCTACTTACCGATATCTGGAACAAGGCTGCAATAGGAGGTAAGGAGGGCGAAGCGTTTAAGGCAGTAGCCGTAGACGCACTAGTCCACCACGTAGCGGCGCTCGCAAACTCGGGTGCCCCCGGCCTTTTCGAAATTGGAAAGCGCCTTCAAAACTGGTTTAACAACGAAAACAAGCTTCGGGTCGGGGTCAACGCTTTACCCGGTTTAGTGCGGGTTAAAACAGACGGGGGCGGCAATGTCACAGCCATTACTTTCCGAGACCCTGACGGCGTCGGTGAAACTAACTTTGAGCTTTCCGTGGACTTCCTCAACACCCAGTACGGACCAAAGGCAGTAGAAGTACTGAAGGAAATAGGCCGAAACAACAGAGCTGCAGAAGCCCGAGCCCGAAGTAGAGAAAAATCCGGTGGCTAGCGATCCATATGCGGGCCTAGCCGATCAAGCCTTCTTAAGTATCATCAACCCCGACACCTACGAGAATGTCGGGGACGATATCGAAGTCGCTGTATCGCGCCGTGCGCCCCCAACGTCGTTCCAAGAAATAGTTGAGCGTGGCGCTGAGTCGGGCGCACAGGGCATGCTGTCCATGGGCACGATGGCCGCTGCTGCTGGCAATGCGTTAATTGGGGACGACGAAGGCGTTGCCGACAATATCTCCCGAGCGACTGACTATGAACTTGAAGCTGCCGCCGCCCTGGAGGGCATGCAAGAGTTTGGTGAGTTCATGGAGGAGCCTACTCTGGAAGGCTTTGTTACGCAGTCTGGCTTGGCTCTCGGACAGGCCGCTCCCACGCTTGCTACTACCATTGTCGCTGCACTTGCTAGCGGTGGCACGGCTGCGCTAGTCGGACTCGCAGGGCGAGGCGCTATATCGGCTACGTCTCAAATTACGGCGAAACGCGTTCTCAAAGAAGCAGTCGAGAACACAATTAAAGATGTCGCCACCCCAGATGAAAAAATGCTGGCGAACAATGCGTACCGAGCATTCCGTGGCATGACGTTTAAGAGAGGCGCGTATGCAGGCGCGTTGGGATCGTCCTACGTCCCCCTCACCGGTGAGAACTTCTCGGAGGGCTTAGAGGCTGGCAGAGAACCAGATGCAGAGCTAGCGTTCCGTTCAATGCTGGTCGCGGCTCCTCAAGCTGCCCTGGACGTCGCCGTAGAGGCCGGGTTACTGAAGTCGTTTGCGAAGGTAGCCAAATCAAGAGCCGGGGCAAGTACAGACGGTCCTTTAGCACTATTGACAAAAGAGATCGGTAAAGGGCTGGCCAAAGGCGCAGTCGTTGAAGGTCTTGCCGAAGGTGGCCAAGAAGCGATCAGCGTTGCAAACCGCGCATCGATGGACCCGAACTTCACTGCTGAGCAAGCATTCCTACGTATCGCGCAAGGCACGTTCCAGGGCAGCGTCGCTGGTACAGGTATCGGCGCGGCTGGTGGCGCGGTAGGCGGCGTTGGCAGAGCGTCATCTAGGGTCTTAGATAAAGCAGCCAAGATGATCTCCGATGGGAAGAGGATACAGGTTAATCAGCAGGCCGACCGCGAGGAGTTTGGTGACCTTGATACCGGCAACACTACCGAAGAATCAACAAGGACAATAAACGCCCAGATCCAAGCGCTGTTTGATCGCACTAGCGCCAAACAGGCTGTGTGGGTTGCGGGAGACCTTAAGCCCGAGTGGCGTAGCGTTTTACCGGAAGACAACATCGCTACGCAGGTTAGCCTTGGTACGCCGAATGGCGAGAAACGAGCGTTCGCCGCCAACATTCCCGGTCGCGGACTTATTATCGGGAAGAAGAGCACCGTAGAAGAGGTCATCAATAATCAGGCATCAGACGCTGTCCTGGGCAAAGCGCTCGGCTACAGTGGAGGGAAACGACCCGATGCTAGTCTGGTCGTACAGGCTCTAGACCGAGACGGCAACCCTGTATCTGAAGAGCTAACGAACGAAGCTGGGCTAGCTGCCGCAGAGCGAGCCGCGCAGGATCTCGCCCCAGAGGGCGGCAGTTTCCGCACTATTTCCCTGACCGAAGCGCTCCGCCAGCGGAAGCAACGCGTCGATGCTGAGAAAGCCCCCAGTGTCCGTCCTGCTTCTGAGCCGTCGCCTACAGAGCAGATGGGGCTGTTCGATACTGAGGTGGAGCCTGAAGCCGAGACCCCACCGGCTATAGAGTTAACAGGTGACTTAGGCAAAGCGGCTCAGTTCGCCCTTCAGAACGAGGCGTTTACTGTTTCTCAGCTACAACGTCACCTTCGCACCGGTTTCAACAAGACCCAAGGCTACTTGAAGGATCTTGCTGATCGCGGACTGGTTGAGACGAACGACTTAGGCACGTGGCGTCTCAAAGACGCCGGTCCCACCGTTCGGAACATGGATGTCGCTTCAGAGACCGATCGCATGGGCTACGGGTCTGAAAGCATCACCTTCAACGAGGACGCAGCCAGCCTGCTAGATGAGCGCGGCTATGCCTTTGGAGAGACTTCCGAAGAGACCGAGATAGTCTCCATGGGCAAGCGTAAGCGCGACCCCAACGAAGTCTTCGAAAACACTCAGGAAGCTCGCGACGCTTACGACGAGACTTTTGGTGAGCAAGACTGGAACGATCCTTTCTGGGGAGGCGTAACTGAGTCTTTGCTGAAAAAGGCAGTAGACACCCAACGAGAGTTCCCGACCCAACGAGTAGTTATTGAGGAGGCTTTTGACGGCTACGTCCTCAAACGTGAGGGGCTTTCTCGCGACTCATTAGACCCAGCTGCAGAGCGCAAGCTTCTCCTGGGCGCGATATCGAAAGCTAAGCGAAGCGTTCAAGCGCGTCTCTCACCCGTCAAGCTGGTTACCGAGGGCGGTAAGTCCACGAAGGTCAATCTGGTTGATCTCGTTTCAGCAGGCCGCGAGCTTGTACGACGCAGAGATCCAAACTTTTTCCAGGGCGCAAGTCCAATGGAGTCCACCCGCAGGGGGCTACTTGAAGTTATCGGCGAGCTTTCGTTGGAAGGTAATCAGGTAGAGGTGTTCGGCCAGCCGCTAGGCGGCTTACTCCGCAGCGGACAGTTATCGCGTGGACAGATATCAGATGAGGTAGATGTCGGGCGTATTGTGGCTGGTTTCCAAAACGGCAAACCGGTCACCCTGTCGCAGCTGTTTCCTTCGGGCAAGCGTCCAGAGAAGCAAGGCCAAGTGCGAATGCGCGTCAAGCAGTTTGACGGGAAAGCCGAAGGTGAAAAAGGCGCATTTCAAAAGGAGTATGTTTTTACATACGACTCGTTCGAGGAGGCCGCTCAAGCGAAAGACGCTTTCACTGCTGGCAACCCCAACGTCGCCGACAAGGGTCCATACTTTGAAACAGAGATTCTCGGTTTTGACGAAGACGCAGAACCGTCAAAAATGCTGTCTGACCCTTTCGCTGATCCAGAGCAGATATTTAGCGAGGACGGTCGAGATGACACGGTACCCCTGAGCAGACTCAACATAGAGTCTAACCCCCGGTTTGAGATCAATAGATCCGGCAGCTCGCATTCTGGACCTACCACTCGTAGAACTACCGCCGACTATATCGGGGACGTAGACACCCTAACCCAAAAGGTAATAGACACTGCAATAAAGGCGCTCCGTCTTAGGAAGCCCGTGGTTGTTGTCGGATCAACGCAAGGTTTCACTCTGCCAGACTCGGCGTTCAAAGACCCTCGCATAGCCAACGCAGTCAAAGAACAGATAGCTGCTGTGCAGGGAAGCCCCGCCGCACTGGGGCGGTACCTCGGCTTTAACGACGCTCACGTGATCGTCGTAGATATTAATGACAACCTACTCCAGACCTCTCTTATCGCTTCCCACGAATTAGGACACGCGCTGTTCCAAGAAGAACTCAGTGACACGCTGAATAAACCGGGCCAGTACTTCCGCTTATTTAGATCGTGGTCGAACGCCCGCAACAGGGAGGACGCGCCGAGTGCATGGCAGGGGCCGACCGGTTTCGAGGAGTGGTTCGCTGATCAGGTGGCCAGCTGGGCGCAGAGCATTTACCTTGATGAGAAACGTACGGCGAAGGACGCTACGGAAAGTATCTTCAAAAGAATCGCTCAGCGAATAGTAAGGATGTATCAGGCGCTGTCGGCAGAGATGAAGCGACGGTTCGGTAAAGAAGCACGCAGCTTCCACATGACCGAGTACCTCAACGACCTTGTCGCCACAAACCGTCGCAACTTGCACGCCGCAACCAACCGTATGTCTGGCAGAGATGCTACGTATCAGCAGAGGCTGCTTATCCGAGCGATGGAAGACTCAGTTAAGGGTGATCCTAAAGCCCAAGCCGCCGCGAAGCGCGTCCTGGGCGCTGTCTCTCGTTTATTGAAGAATAAGGGGATTGGCCTGTTGATGGCGGTTCTTTTGCCAGAGGACAATATCCTAAGGAGCATTAACCCTAACATCGCCAACATGTTCTATCGTCGCTCATCTGAAAACAAAGATGGCGAGGTGGGGTTTTTAAACGCGAAAACTAATGCGCGTAATAAAATTCTAAACGATCTGGAAGACCTCCTCGGTGACAACTGGGATACCGAAGAGGTCCAGGCCGGGTTCTCTGAGGCAGCAACCGATACGCCGACTGGCGAACTTACTGACGAAACAGCGGTGAAGATTCGCCGGTTCCTAGAGCGTCTTTACGACAACTATATCTCCAAGGTACCGGGCGCTGGTATCGGACGTCGTGATGACTACTTCCCCGTGGCATTAGATCTACCAAAGATTTACGAAGATCCTGATGCCTTCATCGAGGTCATCAAAAAGTACAAGCCTAAACTTCAGGCAGATCAGATACGGGAGACGGTAGACGGCCTTGTTTCAAGGTATCAAGACATCATTACCGATGCAGTCGACATTGATTTTGATGCGACGAATCCGCAGTCCGTCCTTACTGAGGCCAGAACGCTTACAGACGGCGTACCACCCCAGGAGTTGGCTCAGTTCCTGCTTCCGCCAGAACTGGCGTTGCTCAAATATATTCGTCAGGTTGTTATTCGCGTCGAGTTTAAGCGGGCGACAACCAACCCTGACGGCACAGACAAACTTGGCCTGATGCTCGACAAGCTGGAACCCGAGCAGAGAGCGGAAGCAGTACGAATCATTGAGCGGTATCTGGGCTACACCAAGAATCCGCTCAACCCGAAGCTGCAGAAGTTCAATAGCTGGATGCAGCTGTTCAACTGGGTGACGCTGCTGCCGCTGGCTACCATTGGTTCTATCCCCGAGTTCGGCGGCGCGGTCATCAACTCCAAGGAGTTCGGCGGCGTCACTGAGGCTATGAAGCAGATAGTCAACACGGTTCAGAATCGGGAAGAGGCAGTACAGCTTGCCAGAGACCTCGGCGTTACCGTAAGCACCACCATGGCAAACTTGGGACTTACTGAAGCAGACGACGAGTTCCTCGACCCCAGAGTCCGCCAGTGGTCTGACAAGTTCTTCAAGGGCATCGGACTGAACGCGTTTACGCGTTTTACACGGGAATTCGCGTCGAATATGGGCGTGCAGTTTTTACTAACGCACTCCAAGAATGAAGCCAAGAACCCACGAGCGACCCGCTACTTGTCCGATCTCGGCGTCACGGCAGAGCAGGTACTACGGTGGGAGGAAGCACAGGGTGACAGAGGCTACACGTTCGAAGGCGAAGACGGCGCTGCAGTTAAAAAAGCGCTAGTACGTTTTGTTGAGAGTTCGATGCTACGGCCTAATGCCGCTGAACGCCCCGCGTGGGCTAACGACCCTCGCTTCGCCCTTATTTGGTCGTTGAAGTCATACTTGTACTCGTTCTCTAAAGTCATTGTCGGCGGTCTTATGCGTGAGGTTAGAGTCCGATTGGCCGAAGGCGACACGACGATGGACAAGCTGACTGGCGCGGGTATGTCCATGGCGCTTGCGGGTGCTGCGTTCATGCCACTCGCAATGATGTCTCTTGAGCTACGAGAGTTATCCAAGTATCTGCTTTCGCAAGCCCTACCGGGCGTCGATAAACCTGCGGCGCGTTACTTCCGCTCAGACCGCATGGACTGGGGCGAATATCTCGGCGAAACGTTTGATAGAGCCGGTTACGCCGGTCCCTTGTCGATTTTGGGCATGATGTCTAAGAGCGCCGAATGGGGCGGCTCAGGCCTAGCGCCACTTCTCGGACCGACCTTTGGCTTGCTTGTCGACGACATAGCGCTGGGTGCTCTGGACGGAGACGGTCTTTCTATCTTGCCTAAGCGAATCATCCCCGGCTACAGCATAGTGCTATAGGAGAAACCGTGCTCAAACTACTACTAGGCCCAATCACCGAACTGGCTGGCGGTTTCCTTAAGAACAAAGCCGACCAATCCAAAGCCAAACACGAAGCGCGTATGTCCGTCATCCAGAACGATGCTGACTGGGAGTCCAAGATGGCGTCAGCTTCTGATGCTAGCTGGAAAGACGAGTTCTGGACTCTCATACTAGCCGCGCCCATCTTCATGATTGGCTACGCAATTACGATGAACGACGTAGCGGTCATAGAGCGCGTTGATCTAGCGTTTGCTGCGCTGAATACCCTACCCGAGTGGTACCAATATCTGCTGTTCCTGGCCGTGAGTGCGAGCTTCGGCATCCGTGGCGCTGACAGGCTTATGCAGCTTAGGAAGAAGTGATGTTTAAGTATTTCAGTATTGAAGAGTTCGACTGCCAAGAGACTGGTGAGAACCAAATGTCTGAGGAGTTCATTCACAGGCTTGATGAGCTGCGCGAGAAATGCGGATTTCCATTCCAGATCACCAGTGGATATCGCAGTGTTAGTCACAGTATTGAAGCTAGAAAGGCGAAACCGGGGCAGCATACCGAGGGCATAGCCTGCGACATCGCTGTCTCAAATGGCTCTGAGCGTATGACCGTAGTGCATGAGGCGCTCAAGCTCGGATTTACAGGTATAGGGGTGGCGAAGGGCTTTGTTCACGTGGACATTAGAGGCACCACCCCGGTGCTTTGGTGCTACTAAACTGTAGCGGATTATTAGTCAAACTAATATACTTTCGAATTAGGTAGGTACTCGACATGGCGTATTCAGACACACTCAATCTCGTTACGGGAGACACACTGCCTGAGCTTACTTTCACCCTGAAAGATAGCAACACGGCGGCTACTGGCAGCACATTAGACGCAAATGACGACTCCACGTGGGCGGCAATAGACCTGACTGGTGCGTCAGTCAGACTGCGTATACGAGAGCTGGGTAGTACGACAGTTAAATCTACTCTGACCTGCACCGTCACTGATGCTTCTAATGGAAAAGCTGCTACGGACTTCCCTAGCGGTACGTTGGATACGGCAGGCGTGTTTGAGGGCGAGCTAGAGGTTACGTTCTCTAACGGCGGAATTCAGACAGTGCACGATCTGGTTAAGTTCAAGGTTCGAAGCGACTTCGACTAATGGCTATTCGGCTTTTCGTACAAGCGTCACCAAATATACGGGCCTCTGTTTCAACCAGGGGTCTTCGTATTGTAGCGCCTGAGTTTCGTAAGCCAGCCGTATCTGTAGCTAAGGCTGTTTACCAGCTAGTCGCAGACTACTCTCGACTACAACCGGTAATTGCCTATCAGAAGTTAGCGTCATCTGTTCATTTTCAAAACGTTGTTACAACCAACCTTGCTCTTAATCCCAACGCGCTTAATCGTTACTTGCGAGGCGATACGTTCATTATTAGTGACCTAGCCTATATCGATCTCGGTCGTTCAATCACTGACTCATTCGCCGTGTCTGATGAAGTGTATAGCGCAATTGGTAAGTCGCTTAGTGATACGGCAACGGTAACAGAAGTACTTAGCCACCAGCTTTCTTTCGCTAGAAACTTCTCGCACTCCGTCACGATGCTAGATGTACGACCGGATATAGAAGTAGGCATTAACCGCACTGAAACTTTGTCTACGAGCGATGCGGTGTCTAAGGAGTTTGGGAACACACCCGCTGACGCCGTCAATGTCAGCGACGCATCCTATTTAGCCCTGGGCCGGTCTGAGTCGGAAACAGTTACTGCCTCAGATGTTTTCACACGAGTGGTGACTTACAGCCGTGCGTTTACCGACGCTTTCTCCGTCGACGATAACGCTACGGTCGGCGGCGTCGAGAAAGAAACCCAAGGTGTTAAGACAAACATCGTGGCGATGTCTGAAGAGCACACTTACGCATTTAGCAAGGCCTCCTCCGATAGTTTTTCGGTTGTTGAGGTAACGGCTCGTAGCGTCGGCAAATCACTTACGGACAGTTTTGGTTTTACTGAAACGGTCTCAATTCAAAACGTATCTACCGCTAGCTCGGTACTAAACGCAGGCGCACTTAATACTGTGCCGTTTAACAATTAGGAGTAACCACAATGTTACATGACGCTTTAACTATGAAGGGCCACTTGGCCATCGCTATTAATGGCGAAGTAGTACAAGAGGTACCTAACTTGGTGGTCGACGCCGGTAAGGACTACGTCGCTAGCCGTATGGCAGGGACTTCTGAAAACGTTATGAGCCACATGGCGATAGGCACTTCGTCTACTGCCGCTGCTGCAGGCAACACTGCGTTAGGTAGTGAAGCAGACCGTAACGCTCTTACGTCGTCAACTGTGACGAATAACGAAGTTGCTTACGTAGCATCGTTTGGCGCGGGCGAAGGCACGGGTGCGCTTACAGAAGCGGGTCTATTCAACGCTTCATCAAGTGGCACCATGCTTTGCAGAACCGTTTTTTCAGTCGTAAACAAAGGTGCCTCAGACACAATGACGATTACTTGGACAGTAACTGTTTCCTAGTAGGCGATCATAAGAGGACTTTGGAATGGCGGTTAAGTTTAGTAACAACGCTGCGACAACATTGTCGTCGGCCATTACGGCTTCGGCTACTACCATTGCCGTTGCAGACGCGTCTGGTTTTCCAACTTTAAATTCAGGCGATCACACGTTTGTAACGATCGATTCTGACTCCAGCACTCCTACACGGGAAGTGGTCAGAGTCACCGCGATCAGTGGCAATAACCTAACCGTGACTCGTGGTCAGGACAACACTACCGCGTCTGCGTTCGACGCAGGCGTGAAGGTAGAACTGCGAATGACTGCTGCGCTGCTGAACAGCGTCTCTGATGAAGCGAGCACTACCGACTGGGCCGATGTGGCAAACAAACCCGATCCTACGGTCACTCTTAGCGGTGATGTATCAGGGGCCGGGACGCTCACTGATGTTGGTGATGTCACCATTACAACAACGGTAGCTGATAACAGCCACGCCCACACCATAGCAAACGTCACTGGTTTACAGACTGCTATTGCTAATTCTAGTAACTGGGATACGGCCTACAGCTGGGGAGATCATTCGTCTGAGGGATACCTCACAAGTTACACAGAAACCGATACCCTTGATTCCGTAACGGATCGCGGCGCTACGACCACAAACGCCATCAGCACGGGGGCGATTACCAGCAGTAGCACGGTGACGGTCTCAGGCGACATTACGGTAAACACATCTGCTTTTTTCGCGGACGCTTCATCTAGCCGGGTCGGTATTGGCAACGCATCCCCGAGCAACGCCCTCCACATCACGGACAGTAGCCCTACGATTCGCCTTGAGGACAGCGACGGGACTGGCGGGCAAGGTATTGCACAAATTCAAAATACCGCCAACGGAAACCTTCGGCTTATTGCGGACCCGAATAATGACGGAGCTTCTAGTTCCTCCATTGAGTTCGAGATCGATGGCGCAGAAATAGCAAGATTCCGTGGCACAGGCAGGCTAGGAATAAATACCCCATCACCTAGTTACCAGCTGGACGTACAGGGAGCTTCAGATCCGGCTATAAGAGTAATGAGCACTGGCACTACAAGCAGTGACGATGCCATTGTACGAATTCAAATCGGAGGCTCTTCTGCAAGGAGCTTGCTGTACTTTGGAGACACTGACTCCTCTGCCCCAGGACGGCTCAGATACGACCACAGCGACGACAGCCTAGAGATTTTTACGAATGGGGCTGAAGCGATACACATCACTTCTGCTCAAGACGTTGGTATAGGTGGGACACCCGCTTCAACCTACAGGCTCGACGTAATCGATTCAGGCGCTACGTTGGCTCGCATTCGATCAACGGCTGACAGCGATGTGTCCCAGTACTTTTATTCGGCAGGCACGACTGCGACCCACAACATCTACTTTGGGGATACTGGAAATACGGCAGCGGGGGGCATTCGTTACTACCATAACGGCGACAATCTTACGTTTACAGGTCGAGGCAGTGGCACTGAAATGGCGAGGTTTGACTCGTCAGGTCGCTTTGGAATAGGTACGACCGCGCCCGCCTACACGCTCGACGTAGCTTCCAGCCTCCACATACAGAACGACGGCAGCACCGGCTTCACACATAGCCGCCTCATTTTTGATTCTAACGGCTCTGTGCGCGGCGCTGGTTCGTTCATGCACAACCAAGTGAATTCCGTGGAATGGTTCGCAGGCAACCCGTACAACCAGGCTGATGCCTTCGCCATTACACGCAACGCGACTGCTACACATGCAGACGCAACTTCAAACGTAACGAACGCGCTGATGATTGTGCGCGACGATGGTCGGGTCGGCATTGGCACTAACGCGCCTAATCAGTTACTAGATGTTGAAGGGACCACAGACCCTTCTATAAGGGTAGCCTCGACAGGTACCGCGAGTAGTGACGACGCGATAATGCGTATCCAAATTGGAGGCACCAGCGCTTCAAGCTTCCTGTATTTCGGAGACAGCGATGACGGTGATGCAGGCCGCTTAAGATACAACCATAGCACCGACGAGCTAAGCGTAAACATAGCGGGCGTAGAAGAATTTCGTTTTGCTTCAGGAGGCACGTTTCATGCCGATGCAGACATCGTTGCTTACTCTACGACTGTCGCTTCGGATGCCGCTCTCAAATACAACATAGAACCAGTAGAAAACGCTTTGGATAAGCTTAATTCCCTAGACGGAGTAACTTTCCAATGGCGCAGAGACGATAAGGCTTCAGCGGGCGTGATTGCCCAGGACGTAGAAAAAGTAATGCCCTCTGCTGTTAAAGAAGTAGAGTCCCTGAATGGAGGCTCTACCCACAAAGCAGTCGATTACAATCAGATCATCGCTCTCCTAATAGAAGCAGTGAAAGATCAGCAAGCTCAAATAGATGAGCTTAAACAGGGACGGTAATGGCTACGTGGTTCGTAGATTTCGACGACGTATCAGACTGGACAGACTACTTTACGTCTCGCCGCTCCACGGCCCACACTGTTGAACTTGTCACGGACGATGGTCAGACTACTTTGCACGTGCTTCACGGCACTTCTGACACCTCATTTAAACCGTGCTTTTTTTCGTTTGACGACGCAGGCTCTAGTGTTGGCGACTTTGAAATCGCTTGCTTAATTAAACCTGTACATAGTTCATACAACACAAAAACCACCACTTTTTCGCATAACGCTATCGCTGGAAGGTGGGACTCCTCCGCTAATCGTTCTATAGCTTATAACCTTGCCATACCGGAGACATCAGGATCGTCAGGGGCAAATATAAAGAAAGACAGAAACCTTACTAGTAATGCCAACGGTTCCACTACTTGGAATAACCCTGAGGTTTCTGGCGTGGACCATTTGGACTATCTATGGATGCGATTACGGGCAGTAGATAGCGGGTCAAACGTAAATGTATACAACAAGCTGTGGCAGGCGGATGAGTCAGAACCGGCTTCTTGGACTCGCAGCTATGAAGGTACTCTGAGCGAGATAAACGCCTACAACAACACCACCGGTTATATGGGGTTTGGCGGACGAGGCAACACAGCCGAGTACTACATTAAGAAGATAGGCTTTGCCTCTGCTGGCGATACTGCTCCAACAAGTGCGGCAGCGACAACTACTCAATACTCCGTAAGTTCCGGTGAGATTAGCCTCGGAGGCGTCCAAACATTTTTTGCAGACTCTGGCTCGCTAGCCTTGGGCGATCTTTACCGAGGTGGGGGAATAGTCCCCGACATTACAGAGAACTCATCGGTGCCAGCGAGCGGAGAGATTTCTTTATCAGATATGTATGGCGTGTATAAAAACACATAAGGATGGAATGAAATGGCAGTTTGGACTATACAAACAATGGAACGCAGCTTACCAGACGGTGGTGTTACTACAGCCCATTGGCATGCTGCAGAATCGGAAACAGTAGGTGACGTTGAGTATATTTCCTACAGGTATGGAACCTGTAGTTTCACCCCCGATCCCGATGCTGAAGACTTTATACCCTATGATGATTTAACAGAAGCTACGGTTCTTGACTGGGTCTATGCGCATCAGGGTATAGATAAAGACGCTCTTGAAACAGCGCTCGCTGCAGATATTGCAGAACAAAAAACTCCGACAAAAAGCGATGGTGTTCCTTGGTAGGTAAAGGTGAAACGACTATTAGCTTTACTGCTGCTAACTCCAAGCCTTGCTTTGGCGCAGGAGCGAATAGACATAGAACCGGGAGTAGACCCGCGAGTAGACATTGAAGGAGACCTCAATACGAGCAACTCCAATAATGGGAATGTCGAGAACAACTACAACGGGGCTGGCAGCGGTCGATCTTTGCCAGCCAATAGCGCGATTAGTCCAAGCCTGATTAGCTCAGGCCAGCAGTCGTGTTTAAGGTCGGTAACAGGTGGATTTCAGATGGTCGGTTTTGGCTTGTCATCTGGTAAATACCTGCAAGACCCAGAATGTAATCGAAGGCTTAACGCGATTACGTTATCGAACATGGGTATGAAAGTGGCTAGCGTCAGTCTGATGTGCCAGAACGCCCAGGTGTGGAGAGCAATGTTTATGTCTGCTACGCCATGTCCAATCGTTAAAGGAGGACGGTTGATGGTGGGCAAGAGCGCCCTGCTAGAGATCAAGTCGAATCCCAAAATGTGGATACCCGACTTTGAAGATGATAAAGAATTTTATAATCAGCTGTTAGCTGGGGGTAACGACAATGCTGCGCAAGACACTGATGAGTCTATCTCTGATCGCTTCCGCTCAACTAAACGCGAACGAGCTGGACAACCTAGTCAATAGCTCACAGGCGATCCGCGACACATTTAAATACGGCATCCAAGCCATCGGCGGCATGGCTAACTATGCACGCCTTGGCGGCATCGCCAACACAGGCATAGTCGATCCTGGGCTTATTGAGAAGTTTAAACAGGATGCATACAACCAAGCGGTTCTAGATTTTAGAAGCGCGACCTATACGTTCGATCCTAACGCCGACCAGTACTTCGAGGAACAGAGCCAGCAGGCCATGGACACCCTTAGTGACACGATCGATGCGTATGTCGATGCTGCTACAGCCGTCATAGCGGTTACAACCGTAAATGAAATGGCCCAGGACGCCCAACAAGCGCCGGATAGTCGCGAAGCGATGGCGCTACAAGAATATGTAGACGCCAACGACGTACTACTAGATGACGCTGAGGTAGAAGACTACAACACCGCGCTACAAGCGGTAGAAGCAGCCGCACAGACTGCCGCCGCATATATGGCGGTTGCCAACGACGCGACGTTGCTTGATTCAGCGGACGACGCTGCGTACGACATGCGCGTGACCTATCAAGAATCGCAGACGTCGTACTTCGACGCTTCTACCGGGGTGCTGACCGTTGAATGGGAAGGCCAAAGCCAAGCCGTGATGCTCAATATGGATGGCTACTTTAAGGCAGACGTTGACGTTATTGACGAAGGCTCGAAGAGCTTGTTTTTTACCACTAGCCCCGAAGGCGGCTGCTGGTTTATCGAAGACCAAACAGAGAAAGAGGCATGCATGTATGGCCCTTGAAGATATTGAAGTAAATGTCGGCGGTACGAGCATAAAGGGCGTCTGGATTGCCATCGTCCTAACGTTCGGCTCGACCATCGGCGGTGGGATCTGGGCGGCGTCTCAGTTTTTTGCACAACTTAATGAGCAGAGCGAAGCCGTTGTTGCGGCCACATCCCAAGCAGAAGCGCTTGCTGCACGCTTTGACGACCTGCGTGAAACCAACACCGTTCGCCTACAGGAGATGGATAAGAAGCTGGCAGGTATGAAGCAGGCCATGAACGCGGCAGACGTCGAGAATTTGCAAGGTAAGTTGTCGGAATTAGGCGCTAATCTTGTACAGATCATGGACGCTCAAAAAGAACTGCTCGACATACGTGATCGGATCGCGGCAGTAGAGAAAACGTCGAGCGAGTCAGAGCTAAAGGTACAGGCAAAACTAGAGTCCCTGAAGACGTTAGATCAACGGCTTAAGAACTTTGAGCGGGACATGGATGACCTGTGGATGGCGATAGACGCCACCAACCCGCTGGGCAACTAGATGTTGCAAAAATTAGCACAACTAATAAAATATCAGGGACGTTAGTATCTCCTAAAGGACTTAGCATGGGCGACCAACTCACGATCGACGATCAGGGATATGAGATAGACGATCTATCTAACGAGGTGAAGGAATTGTTGTCACTGCACGCCAAAGCACAAGAAATGATGCAAGAGGCAAGACGTCAAGCCGTTATCCACGAGCTTGCGGTGGCAAACCTCGCGAACATGATTGCGAGCCGTGTCAAATCAGAAGAGTCAGAAAGATCGAACGAGACCGATGGCTGATAGGAGCGGCTTGTCGCAAGACCGCTACTGGGAAGCCATCAACAGAATTGCGACCCACGAAGCTATGTGCGAAGAGCGCTCCAAGACGATTTTTAATCGTCTCGATAAGATCGACGAAAGCTTAGCTCTTGTAAGTAAGCGCATGTTCAGCCTCGGCGTAATGCTTATAGGCGGTATGGCAGGGCTATTAGTTACCTTGCTTATGAAATAGTGAGGCCATATGGCTTATTTTAAGCGTACAACTTTTAGCGGCCTTGCCCCTGGAGTTTCTCCGCGACTGGTATCAGATGAGTTTGCTCAAGTAGCAGAAAACATCGACTTCGAGTCGGGTCGCTTGACGCCGACTACCGACAATCAAAGCACCCATACCCTACAGAACACAACTCGTCGTTCTATTTTTTACTACCGCGACACCAATTGGCTCGAATGGGCCGATGACTACGTTAAAGCAGTCTCAGGCCCAATACCCGGCGACGCAATTGATCGACTGTACTGGACCGGCGAAGACTACCCTCGCATGGGCACTGTCTCTACGATTGTCAGCGGCTCTTCTGGATACCCAGCGGCTTCTTATCGACTAGGCGTGCCTGCACCGGCAAACGCTCCGACTATTTCAAAATCAGGTACCGCTGACGATACGCAGACACCGGACGACGTAGCGTACGTTTATACATTCGTGACTGCGTATGGTGAGGAAGGACCGCCAAGCCCGGCAAGTAACGTGCTGGAGCGTACTGATACAGAGTCGGTAACTGTCCCGCTGTCGTCTAGCGACCATCCCTCGGGCAACTACAACTTCGGCTCAGGGGCTTTAAAGCGGATTTACAGATCAAACACCGGCAGCACTAACACTACCTTCCAGTTTCTAGCAGAAGTGGCGTTTACGACTACATCTTACACTGACACGACGGCCTCTACTGGCTTGGGAGAGGTGCTTCCTAGTGAAACATGGATTGGTCCGCCGGATGATGACTCATCGACATACCCTGATGGGCCACTTGCTGGCCTTATTGCTGTTGCTAACGGCGTTTTCGCTGGTTTTACTGGTAAACGTTTCTGTCTTAGCGAGCCTTTTCTACCTCATGCGTGGCCTATCTCATATCGTATAACGCTTGAAGAAGACATTGTCGCCATCGGCGCGATTTCAAATGGCGTTATCTGCTTAACAGACGGCACGCCTTACTTCGTAACGGGCGTGGACCCTAGTGCGATGACCGCGATTCGTGTTGATCTGGCGCAAGCCTGCGTCAACAAGCACAGCGTCGTCGATATGGGCGAGTACCTTTTATACGCAGGGCCGGACGGGCTGTGCGCTGTTAGTGGCAGCGAAGGTCGAGTCGTAACAGAAGGGCTCGTTTCCACCAAGCAATGGAACGACGATTTTAACCCGACGACCTACCGGGCGTTTAGGCACGAAAACACGTACGTCGCTTTTTGGAGCGGCGGCGGGTTTGTCTACGATCCGCGAGGCGGAGCAGCCACGCTGTCTAATATTTCGTACACCGGGGAAGTACGCGGCGGCTACATGAACCCGAAAGATGGCGAGCTTTACGTCATTATCGGTAATGCCATTATGAAGTACCGAGGCGGCACAACGAATCGTACGCTTACGTGGAAGTCAAAACAGTTCGTTGCGCCAGCCCCTATTAGTATGGGGTGGGTTTCTGTTCACGCTCAAGCTTACCCGATCACAGTAAGCGTCTGGGCTGACGGCACATTAATCGCTGAGTACAGCTTGTCAGAGTCTTCTGGTGTTTATACGCAGACTGTTACAACTCCCAGCGGTGCTTCTACAGGCACTTTGCGTGAGCCGATTATGCGTCTTCCATCAGCAATCGCCCAGGTGTGGGAGGTGCAAGTCTCTGGCGCTGTCGAAATTGACGAAGTTTGTCTCGCTCAAAGCATGGATGAGATTCAGGCTACATGAGCGGCAGGACAGTTCGCACCGTCAAACCTACAAAGGTACCCGGCCTACCGGCGATACCAGCGGACGCGTCCCCCGGTTTTCGTAGGTACCTTGAAGCGTTATCTGAAGCTTTAGAGATAAGGCTCGGGCGTCGAGGAGATGTACGCGATCGGGCGGTTACCTTGCGTGAGCTTATTGAGACGGGCCTCGCCGTAGATCTTGAAGATGTTCCGTTCGATCCAAACAATCCTAGTGGTGGCATCGGCAACCCAAATAGCGGGAGCGGAGGCAACAGAACAATAGAAAGGCCTACCCAACCTACTGGGTTTAGTGCGACTGGTGGGTACGAACTCATAAGCTTGTTCTGGACCGTGCCGAGTTACCGTGGGCATTCTTTAACAGAAATATGGCGATACGACTCTGACATTATCGGTGACGCTATTCTTATTGGCGTTTCGTCAGGACGCTCGTTTGTCGACCCGGTTGGAGAGGACGCTAGTTACTACTACTGGATTCGCCACGTTAATGTTAATGGCGTTGCAGGTAACTATAACTCCGCGAATGGCACGCTCGCAGAGACTGCGGAAAACGTAACTCTAATGCTAGACATACTAGCAGGGGCTATAACCAGCAGTGAGTTGGCTACGTCTTTGGCGACGCCAATCGGAAATCTGCCTGCTGATACATCCGCTTCAATAGCTAATTTGCAAAGTCAGATAAACACGCTGTCTACTGTTGCTACCTGGGCATCTGGTACTAGCTACTCGACAAACGACTTGGTGACGTTTAACGGAAATTTGTATGAAGCCCTGCAAGCACACACGGCATCAAGTTCGAACCAACCTAGCGGCACCACGAGCAGTAACAGCTATTGGACATACGTTGGGGCATACACTTCGCTTGCTGCTGCTGTTGCAGGGAATACGTCTGATATTACAGATATCAATTATCTGTCTGCGAGTAGTGGATCAGCCGCTGCACAGAAGATCGCTGATCTAGATTCAACGGTAAACGATCCATCTACGGGTGTTAGTGCCAACGCATCGGCGATAAGCGGCTTAACCACGCGGGTTACAAATACTGAAAACGCTACGACCACAAATAGCTCAGACATAACGTCGCTAGAAAATACGGTAAATGATGGAGCCACGGGTGTTAATGCTACTGCAACAGCAGTAAGTGGGCTGACCACACGGGTTACGGCTACTGAAAACGCCACGACTGCAAATAGCGCGGATATCACCGCTCTTGAAAACACCGTTAACGACAGTTCGACCGGTGTTACGGCGACAGCGACGGCTTTAAGTTCATTAACAACTCGCGTCACAAACACTGAAAACGCTACGACCGCAAACAGCTCGGATATCACTGCTCTTGAAAACACCGTTAACGACAGTTCGACTGGTGTTAATGCAACAGCTAGTGCCTTGTCGAGCTTAACAACTACGGTAACTAATCAGGGTAATGAGATTACTGCCGCAGTAAGTGACATCACTACGTTAAACACGACGGTCGGAAATAACAGCACATCGATTCAAACTAACGCGACGTCGATTAACGGGTTGCACGGACAGTACACGGTCAAAATCGATACTAACGGGCATGTCTCAGGCTTTGGTTTAGCGAACACCACAGTTAGTGGAACACCAACCAGCGCGTTTATCGTCAGAGCCGATAAGTTTGCTGTTATCGATCCAGCCGATACGGGCAACAATCTTACGAACTCACCGTCTACTGACATCGTTCCTTTTATTATCGACAGCGGTAATACGTATTTGCGGTCTGCGATGATACAAGACGCGAGCATTACCAACGCTAAGATTGGTAACGCTGCGGTTGATAACGCGAAGATCGCAAACTTAGACGCAAGTAAGGTTAATGCTGGAACACTAAGCACCTCTCGCCTCGATATCGATAACGTAACGCTTACCGCTAACGAAGATGGTGCTCTTGCGGTAGACGCAATTAACGCTAACCAGATTACAGCCGGTAGTATCAGTGCAACAGTTATGTCCGGCACAACTGTTTACGCTAATAGACTAACTGGCGACGTAAACAAGTTCCTTACGTTTCGGACTACCGAGAGCACTTCGTTTGCTGGCACTGAAACTCAGCTATACGAGGCGGAGCTAGGCGCAACTTCACACTTAACAGACGGGCATAAAGTATTTTGTTCTGTTACAGGCTGGTATGACTGCCGTGCTGACAGGGTGTACCGGGTACGTATGTACATGCGGAACACAACTACCCAGTCGGGTACAACTTTAGGAACTCCTACTTCAGCTAGCCCAGGTTCTACAGGGTTCGTTACCATACCGCCGTCTGTTACGTATAGCGGCGACTTAACTGACACCATAAGCGTAGGAACAACTTTAACGGCTACGGGTAAATCGCATACCGTTTCGCTCGTTCTCTATAGCTCAAATACAACTACCGCTTTTTATACTATAGGGACAGGCTCTGCGTTTACTACCTCAGACTCGTTAAGTACCGGGTTTGGCACCTCGTACCAATTGGTTGGTGAGTCAAGATTTAAAGCCCGTACGAATATTGCAGCTGCCTTTTCTATTTCGGGTGGCATGGCTATCCCAACAACGTCCTCTGTTTACGTGAGGGTAACTATACAAAGGTATGCGTCTGGTGGTTCTTCGCCAGACTCGGGTACTGCATTAGATTACCTTGGCGAATTAGCTGGCGTAATAATGGGAGTTAGGTGATGTACGTCAAATGGGAAAACGATCAGATAGTCCTTGGCCCGCAGAGTGAGCAAGGTGACGGTGATGGGTGGTACCCATACATAACGGTCGGCGAAAAGACCTCGACCAGGGACACAGTGCGGACTGTCTTACATGAAGGTTGGCTTGTAGTAACTAGCATTGAAAACGTAGAGCCGACCTATGATGTGCTTCGTGAGTATGGGGCACTTGAAGAGCAGCTAGATAAGCTATTTCACGACATAGACAACGGCGTTTTGGATAAAACAGGACAGTTTTATACCTTTATCAAAGGCGTCAAAGACGCGCATCCTAAACCTGAGAACTAAGGATTAGTCATGGCTAAGCCAAGGGACTACAAAAAAGAATACGCTACGTTTCATAGCAAGACTGCGGAGAAGAAACGTCGAGCAGGCAGAAATGCGGCTCGCCGTAAGATGGCGGCAGCGGGTAAGGTTGCCAAAGGCGACGGCAAAGACGTCCACCATAAGGACCGCAACACCAAGAACAACAAGCGTAGCAACTTGTCTATTACGAGCCGTAGAAAGAACCGGGGCGCACTTCGGGTAAAGAAAAAGTAACTGCGTCTTTGACGCACTCGAAGTAGAAATACCTAGAAATAAAGCGTATTTACTACACGACAGAATAGTACTAACTCGTTGATTCTATTAAAAACGAGAAGGTTTACGGAGAGAATCCCTCCCTCTCCGCCATGTTGTAAACGCTTGATTTAACTGGCCGATTTAGTAAGTATCAGTGGCTTGACGCACTGAGGACGCACTTTGGCCAGTATAAGAGAGCGGAACGGCA